TGGTTTTACGATACAGCACCAAAAAATATACAAGACAATTGGCCTGGTGGGTTCAAGCGAAAGCATCAGCACCAGCCCGACGAATACGAATTTGCAAATTACTTGGAAGCTGACGCAATGCACCGCATAGAGTTTCACACTACCCGTAAGTTTAGGCACGGGATTACCATGCTAAAGCGATAGATGATGACAAAGAAAAAGACTGCAAAGGGTGAAGTTTGGTGCGGCGGTTGCGATAAAACATGGGAAGTAGCCAACAAATACGCATACATGCAGTGCCCTGTATGTAAAGGGTATAAGGTCTATGCGGTGGGTGGTATTGCCCACCATTACGCAGTTAGTCAGCTCAGGGTAGATCAGGGCAACAAAGACAAAGAAGGAAATAATAATTTATAGAGAACCGAAGGGGGAGGGGGGTCTAAGTCTCTGGCTAGCTCCTTTAAAGCATCGCAGCAGCCCATGCGGGTATCTCGCACAGCAACAAAAAGGCAAATTCATGCAAGGAAAGAAGCGCACTGCCAATGAGGTGCAAAAACTGAAAACAGAAATGATCGCCGCAATGGTTCGAACCTTCGGCGTTGTTTCCTACGCAGCAAAGGAAGTAGGCATTTCCCGTGAGCTGCATTACATTTGGGCAAAAGAAGACCCAGCGTATAAATCCCGGTGCGACGAAATCCCGGAGCTGCTCGTCGATTTTGCCGAACACGCGCTTTTTAAAGCTATTGAAAAAGGCAGCATTCCGGCAATCATTTTCACGCTTAAAACCCGTGGCCGCCACCGTGGATGGATTGAAAAAGCAGCCGACGCACCGATTGAGCAAAAAGAATCCATCTTTGCCAAAATCGAAAAACTGAAAGCCAGTTAATGACCAAGGGGGCACAGGACTATATTGACAGTGTCTTGTCCGGCAAACGCAATGCCGGAAAGCTGGAGCGGCTTGCAGTTGAACGGCATGGCAAACTATTAAAAGAAAAAGCCTATTACTACGACAGCAAAGCAGCCGAAGTGGCCATTTTGATAACCCGGATGCTGAAACACACCTCCGGCGATTATTACGGTAAAAACTTTCAGCTCCTCGGCTGGCAGGAATTTATCCTTTGCAGCTTATTTGGCTGGAAGGTAAAGAAAACAGGCAAAAGGCTATTTCGAAAAGCATACATCGAAGTGGCAAAGAAAAACGGAAAATCCGAACTTGCTGCCGTCCTTGGTTTGCTCGGCTCCTTTTTCGATGGCGAGGCCGGGGCCGAATGTTATTCCGCTGCCAACAAGTACGACCAGGCAACAATTTGTTGGGGTGCTGCCCGGTCCATGGCTCAACAGCTTTCAGCCGAAGACCGCGACTTTGCCCGCATCTGCAAAATATACGATTCCATCAACACGCGACAACTGCAAAATTTATCCAACGACAGCTTTTTCAGGCCCCTGGCAGCGGATTCTCGTACTTTGGACGGCGTGCGTCCTCACTTCGCCATTATTGATGAGTTCCACGAAGCAAAAGACGACAGCATTCTGAGAAACTTGGCTTCTGCAATGGTGAACCGATCACAACCCATGCTGGTAATTATCACCACTGCTGGATTTAACATAAACGGCCCCTGCCACCGTTACCGAATGACGTTAGAAGCCATATTGCAGGGCAAAAGCAAGGACGATACCACCTTTGGGATAGTTTTTGCAGCAGACGAAGGCGACGACTGGAAGCAAAAAACCACCTGGCAAAAATCGAATCCATCCATCGGGCAAACACCAACATGGGAAGGACTTGAAAGCGAGTTTAACAAAGCATTGATTGAGGGGCAAAGTGCGGAGATTAACTTTAAGACCAAAAACCTAAATCAATGGGTGCGGCAGGTCAAGACCTGGATTCCTGACGAACTCTGGACGGCCAACCAAACCGATGCAGATATTAACGACTTTGCAGGCCGTGAATGCTTCTCCGCTTTCGATTTGGCGGCAACCCGCGATATTACCGTAATTGGCCATCTCTTCCCGCCGCTGGAAGAAAACGGCAAATTTCACTTCTTTGCCTCCTACTTTGTCCCGGAAGATAATGCCGAAATCCGTTCAAAACGCGATCGCGTGCCATACCTGGATTGGATTGCAGCGGGAAACTTGGTCGCAACCCCTGGTGATGTGCTGGACGAGGACTACGTCGTCGACCGCATGATTGCCGACGCTGACCGCTTTAAGGTGCAGAAAATGTACTACGATCCCTGGCAGGCTTCGGCAATAGCCCTCCGCTTGCAAAACGAAAACGCACCAGTGGAACCATTCCGGCAAACGGTGACTAATTTCAACGAGCCTGTCTCCTGGCTTGAAAAAGCCATCAGCAAAGGCATTCTAAACCATCAAAACGAAGAAATACTCCGCTGGATGGCGGGAAACGTCGCTATGCGTACCAACTCGACAGGCTTAAAAATGCCCGACAAACAGCATTCCCGCGAAAAAATTGACGGAATTGTCGTACTTTGCATGTGCATTGCAGGGTATTTGAATAGCATTGCGGGCGAGGCGCAAAGCGTTTACAATACGGATAGGTTTGAAGGCTTTCTCCGAATGTAGATATGAAACCGATAAAAGAGATGACAGACAGCGAAATTTTGCGGGAAATTCGCTTTTTAAACGATTGCGAAGGGTATTTTGGTGCGATTGCCTCTTTTGTGCATGAAAACAATGTTACTCAGCAAGTGGCTTGGAAAGCAATTGAAAAAAGGAGAGATGATCTTGGCTTAGGTGTTAAGTTTAGCACTTACGCATCTTATCGGTCTTCAAAAACTCGATTTTCGCAAAGCGGAGGTATGTTTAGGCTAAATCCAGATGATTAGGAAATACAAAGAGCTTGCATAAGTGTTTTACATGTGATTGGTCCATTTCCGGCCCTGCAAAACATATTTGCAGGGCTTTTTTGTTGTTTGCAATAACAAAAAAGCCCCGAATTTTGCCCCAAAGGTTTTTTTATGGCATTTGGTGAGCGTTTTCGAGGCTATGCAGAGGCAATGGCAGGTACATTGCAACAGGAACGCATTGCCCAAATCGTTCAAAATGCAGTAAAACAAAGCTTGGAAAACCCCTCGGTATCCCTTACGGAAGCCACATTAGGCAGCCTTTCCCGCTCAAAATCGGGTGCAAGCATAGACAAAGAAAGTATTTTAAGCATTACAGCTTTTTGGCGTGCTGTCCAAATCCTTTCCGGCGTTATCGCATCTCTTCCCATAGATGTTTACGAAGTCACGGACGACAGTGCCTTTAAGCTCCGCAACCATCCAATTTCCCGATTGATCGCAAAATCGCCTTCTCAGCTATGCACCAAGTTTGATTTTATGCAAACCCTGGTGCTACACCTGGTGATGTACAACAACTTTTACGGACAAATCCTCCGACGTGGCGACGGTCGTCCTGCATCTATCCGCATTCTTGATCCAGAACCCGGCAGAATCAAAATAAACGAAACGGATGCCGGGAACGTCACGTACCGCTACAAAATAGACGACAAAAGGGAAATCCGTATCCCCGCTGAAAATATGCTGCACGTCTCAGGCCTATCCTGGAACGGCATTTCCGGCATTTCGATAATGGATACTTTCCGCGAGACGTTCGGAACCGCCATTTCCAGCATGGATTTTGTCTCCAACTTTTACCGCAATGGCGCAATGTTATCGGGAGCTGTTACCGTGCCTCAAAAACTGGACGCAGAAAGTTACTCCCGCATGAAAAAAAGCTGGAAAGAAAGCTATGGCGGCACAGCAAATGCAGGAAGTACGGCAATTTTAGAGCAAGGCGCAACGTACACCAAAATAGGCTTATCCCCTATTGAGGCAGGCATAGAAAGCGCAAAGCGTTTCACCGTTACCGACGTTAGCCGCATAACTGGCGTACCGCAATACCTGCTGGAAGATTTGGAACGCGCAACGTTTAACAACATCGAAGAACTCGGCATATCCTTCCGCACCTATACGCTTTATCCGTTATGCCAAAACATCCAGGCCGAATTTTCCCGCAAACTGTTGAGCAACGCAGAGCAGGACAATTACGAAATAAGGATAGACCTTGCATCCTTGCTACGTGCCGACAGCGAAGCCAGGGCAAAGCGGATAGATGCGCTAATGAAATGGGGAATTATAAACCGGGACGAAGCAAGAGCGGAGGAAGGCCTCAACCCGATAGCGGATGGAACCGGGCAGGACTATTATATTCCGCTAAACATGGTCAACCCGGCAAATCCAGGCGATCAGCTTTCTTTATTTGGCAACTCGCAAACCGATACCAATGCAAATCCAAGATAAATACTTTCGGGCATACTACGACAAAGAAGGCAACACGGGCGAACTCTACCTATATGGGTATATAGGCCAAAAGGCCGACCCGTTTTATGGAGAAGACCCCGAGGAAGACATAACGGATAAAGCCGTGGTAAAAGCAATTCGGGAACTGGAAAAGCAAACCACACGTATCAACATCCGAATAAATTCCCCTGGTGGCTCGGTGATGCACGGAGACCCGATAATTACAGCAATACGCAATAGCAAAGCCGAAATACATACTTACGTTGACGGTATTGCCGCCTCGATGGCCTTTGACATTTGGGCCGCTGCAAAAAATCGCCATGCAAGCATAAACAGCAAACTAATGATTCACGCCACCGGAGGCTTTGCCTTTGGAACCGCAAAGGATATGCGGGCTGCTGCCGATATGCTGGATAAATTTGACCAAAGCGCAATTTCGACCTTCGCCGCTGCAACAGGCATGAGCGAAGACGAAATCAGAGGCAAATTTTACGACGATTATGCCGATCACTGGATGACCGCAAAAGACGCGTTGGAAATGGGGCTAATTATCGAAATCGAGGACTACGAAACAGCCCTGCCAGTGCAAAATCCAGAAAAGTACAGCTATCGGCAACTTTTGGAGCATGCAACTAAATTCTATACCGATGGGCAACAAGCCAAAACCCAAGATGCCGAAAAGGCCGAAAGGGAAAAAATAAAAAAAGAATCCTGGCGCGAAGATTATTTGCGCCGCTTAACCCACTTAATGAATTTA